GGCTGGTGCATCAATCTTCAGCTTATATTTTGTTTCGTTTACTTTTTCGTAACTACTTTTTTTTTTACAGTACCTTCAGTTAATGAAGTAATCATGTTGTCTAATTTAGCGATACTTTCTTCCATAGCTCTCAAAGCAGCTAAATCACTAGATTCAATTTCACCGTCATCGTCAACATCTAAGTTATGTTGACCACCATGTAATTCTTCGTTTGTTTGTGATAAAATAGAAGAAATTTTTTCTAAATCAGTAATTGTTCCACCTGGATATGCTAGAGACACCATTGAAATATTTTCTGGTGTAACTTCAACACCTCTTTCAACTAGTTTTGATTTTAAAAATTCAACTAAATCGTATGCTTCATGGTCAATACCTTCCAAATCGTTTTCATCTAATTCAACACCTCTACCTTTAAGGATATCAGCTCTAGTTACTTTACCGTCACCAGTTAAATCTGGAAATTCTTTTTCAGTAACTTGGTTTTGCATATAATCTTCTTCACCAGTGTAAGGTGGAATTTCTTCTTCACCTTCCATTCTAGCCATCATTTCTTCAATAGCTTGTTCAAATTCATTCAATTCCTCTTCTTTTTTAAAAGTTTCTGGGTTTCTATCTTCTTTATTTGCAGTAGCATAATAAATTTGTTTACCTTTTTCTTCACCATATTGGTCAATAAAGTTTTGCATAGCTGGTTTATCGAATTCATCTACCATTTCTTCTTTGTACATTTCTTCGTTTTCATCTAAATTACCTTCACCAGTAAATCCGTTTCCACTCATTTGAGAAAAACCAGCAACACCAGCTTCAGTCAAAAGATTGTCATCTTCAAATACGTTGATATCACCACCTTTGTTGAAAGCTTCAGCCAAAGATTTGAATTTCAAATTCAATTGTTTGATTGCTCTAGCATAAGAAGGATAAGCTTCAGATTTTTTGTTTTGTAAACCTCCAATATATTTAAAGTCTTCCAATACCAAACCAGTTGTTTTGTTAGTTCTTTTGATATAATATTCGTGGTTTTCTCTTACGATAGCATATGCATTACCATCTGGTCCAATTTTAGTTAATTCAACAACTGAATTACCTTTATTTACATTTTCGTTGATAGGAGACATACCCATAAGTGCCAATTGACGTTCATGAATTTCTCTACCTTTAAGACCAATTGGACTAATATTTTGTTTATTTTTCATATTTTTGTTTTTAGTATTTTAATTTATTATAAATTTGTACTACCTAAATACACATCTTTATTTTCACCTAATAGATAGCAACCAGTACCACCACTTACACTTCTAACAGCAATTCCAATATTGGATTGAGCACCAACACTAACAGAAACACCGTTAATTACAATAGAGCAACCAGCAGAACCACCATATACTTCAGTATACGTGTGTGCTGATAAAATAGGGCTTTGAGCTGGTACTATAATACTATGAATATCATTTATTCTTGGCATAATTAATTTCTTTTCTAATAAATATTATCAAAAACAAAAAAAGCACCGATTAAGTGCTTTTATTTAGTTTTTAATTTGATAGCGGTGCTTTTATAGTTGGGTGGGCTTTATAACCTATTATTTCGAAATCATCAACCAACCATTGTTCTGGAACAAATGATGGTTCATTATTAAAATGAAGTTTTATATTTAGTGTAGGTAATGGATATGGTTCTCTAGTTCTTGTGGGTATTTCAAACTCATCACAAATAGCTGTGAACTCTGAATCACTCATACCTTCTTGTATTCTAGTTAAATCCAATTTAGGGTTCTCATAACACATACAAACTCTTTCATCAACTCTCAAGTATCTACCAATCTGTTCCAATGCTTGTTCAACATGGTTTGAATACAAGTGAACATCACCCAAGTTTCCAATCAATTCATCTGGAACCATGTTAACTTCTTTAGCAATAATTTCCAATAACAATCCGTAAGATGCAATATTGAATGGTAAACCTAAGAATGTATCTACTGAACGTTGATTCCACATAAGTGAGATTGCTCTGGTTGGGATATTTCTTGTTGTTAGCTTAGCATCTTCAAACCCAGCTGGTTTCCCAACTCCACCCATATATTGATTAACGTATATTTGAATTCTTTCTTCTTTACTCAACTCTCTTGTATAAACTTGAAATCCATAATGACAAGGTGGAAGTACCATTGAATCTAATTCTCCAACATTCCATGCGTTGACCATCAAACGTCTTGAATCTGGGTTTGTTTTTAGGTCGTGGATTAGATTTGCTATTTGGTCAAATGTTCTGTAGTATCTATAACTATCAAACATGTCTGCTCCACAAATAAGTTCATCTATTCCGTCAATATCTTCTTTTTGTTCTCTAGTTAGATAAGTCCAAGCTCTCCATTGCTTACCATATACTGGACCTAAATTCCCCCACTTCTTAGCAAACTCGTCATTTGTTTTTATCTCTTCAATAAATTGTGCCATTGTTAATGGTCCAAAAGTATCTTTATGGTAATAATACCTTTTATAAGTATCACCATCCCAAATGTGACAATCATTATCCAAAAGGTATTTGATGTTGGTATCACCACGTAAGAACCATATAAGTTCAGTTATAATACCTTTCATATACATTTTCTTTGTGGTAAGAAGTGGAAAACCATCACTCATTTTATGACGAATTTGTCTCCCAAAGATAGAAATGGTTGAACCATTCCTTGTTTCTTTTTTATGTCCATTATCTAATATATCTTGTAATAAATTCGTGTAATCCTTATCTAGTTTATTCATAGTAATTTAATTTTTATATTTCCAAATAAAACCACCAGCAGTATCTTGTTTTCCTTTACAGACAGAGCTAATGTTATATATTTTTAATTCTTTTTCAGCTTCATTAATAGAGTCCCATTCTTTGATAAAAACACCATCTAATGAATATTGATTTATTCTTATCCTATTTTTAGAAGGACCGTTGCTTATACCTTTTTTTATTTTAGATAACTTATCTGAAAATCCTAATGGTTTAGGTTTTCTCATTTTTTCTTTAGTTTCATCACTGTGTGTTCTACCTAAAGATGAATTTTTTATTTTTTCTTTAGCCTCATCAGTATGTTTCCAACCATCTTTAAGTTTCTTTTGTTGATAGTCCGAAATCTTTTCCTTCCACTCAGCTTGTTTAATGTCAGCAACGTCTTTTCCGTATTTGTCAACCCAAATTTGGTATCTACCCTTTTTAATTAAATCTGGTTGGTTTTGTTTATTATGATTAGAAAGTTTTTGTTTTTGTTCTTTTAACTTTTCATCTGCAACGTCAACACCAAATTTTTCAACCCAATAATTGTAAACACCTTGTTTAGCTATTTTAAAACCAGCTTCTCTATCACCTTCAGAACCACCTTTAGATATGTTATAACCTATTTTTTTGTCAGTACTTTTAAATTCATTAATCCAATAAATTTCACGTTCATTTAATTCATCTTTATTATTACAAAAATCTAACGTTTCTTTATTGAAATTAAGTTTACCGTATTTTCTTATAGCTCTTTTTAACGCTATACCAGAACCTAGATAATCTGGGTCGTTATTACTATCTTGACCTATGTATATTTTACCATTAATCAAATTTGTTGTTTTATATATAACCATGTTTAAGTTTATATATAAATACAACGAATATTAAAAAAGACCCAGTTCTATCTAACTTTTTAAGTAAATTATTCTATTCTTCCTCATCAGTGTTATAGGTAAAATCAAAATCTTTAAACTTTTTAAATATGTCATCTTTAAAAAGACCTATTATGTAATCCTCAGCAACTAAATATCCTAAAGGGTTTAACATATCTTCACACATCTGATATCCTAGGAACACTTGTTTTTCAATTCCAAAGAATGTCATTTTAGTTGATACGCCAAATTGGCCAATTGGATAATATTCATTAGGTTCAGTTCGTTCCATACTACCTATAAATTCAATTTCAAGTCCATCATTAACTTTTTTCATTAAATTAACAGCTGCTAAAATTACTGTGGAAATTTCATCATTCATATGTTTAAATATTTAAAGTTCCAGTTCTATCACCTTTACGAGTACCATTTTCTAAAATGTCTTTTAATAAATCTGTATAAGTTTTATCTAAATTATTCATTTACAATTTCTGGTTTTTTAGTTGTTACTTTTTCAAATGTTGAAATCTTTCCTTTCAATCCAGTCAATGAAGCTGCTGTTACATTACCATTTTTCAAATAGTTACTGATGATATCACTCATGTTTTGTAACATTTCTTTTGTTGCAGCATCTGGTGTGATATCAGATTCAGTTTCAACTTTCAATTCCTCAACTTCTTTTAAAATCTCAGCTGTGTCAATATTATCCAATTTACTACTAGAATATTTTTTAATGTTGGTATTCAATACAGAACCTTGACTATCAGCAGTTTCAAAACGCATGTAATCTGTTTTAGCCACATCAGCATATTTGTACTGACCACCATGGTTAAAAATAACTGTTAATTCATTTGTGATGTTATTGTACACTGAAGCACAAATGTTTGATGAAGAATAAATCGCTTTGATTACACCATCTTTTTCTTTTCTTTTTAAAATCATTTTTCTTTCTTTTTTATTTATGTTATTTGTAATTATACGTTCTAAATGCTGAAATTTCATCTAAGTTAAATAACCTATTGGTTTCAGTGTTATCAAGTTCAGTTGATGCAAATTCATTTACAATTAAATAATTTCCATGTAATTTATAATCACAATTAAGAAATTCAATCTTGGTTGTTGTAGGTAATTCAAAATTATTTACCTTGTTTTTAACTAGTAATTCAAGTTTATCATATTTTGGTATCATCTTTGTCATCAACGTTTACTTTTTATACAAATATACTAATATTTATCTTAAAAGTCAACATTGATTTAATAAATAATTTTTAGTATATTTGCTAAATAAAACTTAAAAATAAGGTTATATGAATAGAGAAATTTATCCAAAAGTGAAAATAATAATGACAAACTCAATCAAAGAAGCTAAAAATTTTGATGATGTAAAACTTAGACCAGAACACATTATTTTATCTATGTTATCAGAAGATGATAATGAATGTACAAAGGTTTTAAAAAAATTAAAAATTGATACATCAGAACTTTACGATAAATTATCTGATTTCGTTAGGAAAAATGATTTAACACCTAGAGGTTATGCTTCTTTGAAAAGAAGTTTACCATTTTCTGAAGAAACTAAATCAATCATTTATAAAGGGGTTGATAAAGAATGTGAAAAATTAAACGATAACATGATTGATACTACACACATCATGTTAGCTATTTTAGTGTCAAAACAACCAATTGTTGATTTTTTGGCAAATGTAGGAATAACATATAATTTATTTAAAAAAGTTATGATAGGGGATAAACCAGAAGACATCAAAAATGGTGCGTTGGACGATGACAGCAACGAAGAAAACGAGTCATTCAAAAAGAAACAAAAACCAGTTGACCCAAAAAGTAAAACTCCAGTGTTAGACAACTTCTGTAGAGACGTATCTAAAGCTGTTGAGAAAGGGGAAATTGACCCAGTTGTTGGTAGAGCTACCGAAATTAAAAGAGTATCTCAAATTCTTTCTCGTAGAAAGAAAAATAACCCAATCCTTATCGGTGAACCTGGTGTTGGTAAAACATCTATTGTTGAAGGATTGGCACAAATTATCAAAGACGGAAACGCACCAAGAACACTTATTGGTAAACGTATCTATGCGTTAGACTTATCTAGCATAGTTGCTGGTACAAAATACCGTGGACAATTCGAAGAAAGAATGAAAGCAATTCTAGAAGAATGTAAAGCTAACCCAGACATCGTATTATTTATCGATGAGTTACACACTATTATTGGTGCTGGTAACGCTTCTGGTTCTCTGGATGCTGCAAACATATTCAAACCAGCATTGGCTCGTGGAGAGCTGCAAGTAATTGGTGCTACAACACTAGATGAATACAGAGAAAATATTGAAAAAGATGGTGCTCTAGTAAGACGTTTCCAACAAGTTCTTGTTGAAGAACCAACGTTGGATGAAACAAAAACTATTCTTACAAACATCAAAGAAAAATATGAGAAACACCATAAAGTAAAATATACTGACGAAGCAATCGAAGAGTGTGTTAAATTATCTGCTAGATACATTATGGATAGAAGTATGCCAGATAAAGCAATCGATGTATTGGATGAGGCTGGTGCTACTACAAACGTTAGTGTTGAGAAACCAGATAATATCAAAGAGTTAGAAGCTAAAAGAAACGAAATCAACGAAAAGAAAAAAGACGTTGTTGTGAAACAAAAATATGAAGAAGCTGCTAAACTTCGTGATGAAGAGAAAAAAGTTACTGAAGAATTAGAAAAAGCGATGACTGAATGGCAATCAACTTTAGATAAAAAAATTACAGAAGTTGGTGTTGAAATTATTTCTGAAGTTGTATCTATGATGACTGGAATTCCTTTGACAAAAATCTCTACCCAAGAAACTAAAAGACTTATGAGTTTGGATAAAGAACTTATGGGTAAAGTTATTGGACAAGATGATGCTGTTGTTAAGGTTGTTAAAGCAATCAAACGTAACCGTATTGGTATCAAAGATAAAAACAAACCAGTTGGTTCATTTATCTTCTTAGGTCCTACTGGTGTTGGTAAAACACTTTTGGCTAAATTATTAGCTGAACAAGTATACGGTGATGCTGAATCTCTTGTAAGAATGGACATGTCTGAATACATGGAGAAACATTCTGTATCAAGACTTATTGGTCCACCTCCTGGATATGTTGGTTATGACCAAGGTGGTCAATTGACTGAAAAAGTTAGACGTAAACCACATTGTGTTATTCTTTTTGACGAGATTGAAAAAGCACACGAAGATGTATTCAACTTATTGTTACAATTATTAGATGAAGGTATGCTTACAGACGGTTTAGGTCGTAAAGTTAATTTCAAAAATGCTCTTATTATCCTTACATCAAACATTGGTGTTAGAGAGGTAAATACATTTGGAAAAACAATGGGATTCGAAACTGCTGAAAGTATTGTGAATGAAGAAAATAGAGCTCGTTCAATTATTGAAAAAGCTTTGAAGAAAAAATTCAAACCAGAATTCCTTAACCGTATCGATGAAGCAATTATCTTTAGAGGATTAACTGAAGAAGATATTCATAAGATTATCTATTTGGAAATTGAAAGTTTAAAGAAACGTGTTATCGAGATGGGATATGATTTAACTGTAACAAAAGATGCTATTGAATTCTTAGGAAAACAAGGGTATGATGAAGCTTATGGGGCAAGACCTCTAGCAAGAGCAATTCAACATTATGTTGAAGACCCAGTAGCTGATGAGATACTAAATGAGAATATCAAAGAGGGTGAAACAATAGAAGTTTCATACGATACTAAGAAAGAAGTATTGGTAATCAAACCAGCCAAGGCTAAAAAAACAAAATAAAATAACTAAACCCACAATTTTTTGTGGGTTTTTTTATATTTATAATTATGAAACCAACAATTAAACAATTATTAAGAGAAAGACTTCTAACCCAAGATGAGTTAGATGTTAGAGATGTTGCTGATTTCGTAAATTTTGCAAAAAAGAAATTAGGTATCGATGATGATATCAAAGTTGCTTTGGCTTTTAAAAGAACACCAGACCTTGTAACAACAGCTTACTATGATGTTGCTAACAATATGTTAAAAGTTTATTCTAAAGATAGAGCTATTATAGATGTTTGTAGGTCAATTGCTCACGAACTAGTTCATCATAAACAAAATTTAGAAGGAAGAATAACAAACTCAGAAAGTGATGGTGCTGATGGCAGCCCAATCGAAAATGAGGCCAACGCTGTTGCTGGAGTTATAATAAGAAAATGGGGTAGAATACACCCAGAAGTGTATCAATAAGTGACTTTTAACTATTTTATAATATTTATATTATAAACAATATTAAATGAAGAAAGATTTAACAAATGTTGTTGGTTATATTTATAAATTAACTAGTCCAAATGGTAAAATTTATATAGGGCAAACAATAAATAAAAAACAAAGAAAATACCATTATAAATCTGGTAATTATAAACAACAAATAAAACTATGGAATAATGTTCAAAAATATAATTGGAAACCATTTGAATCTTTTCAAATTATTGAAGAAATCTTATGTGGTCCAGATAAACAATTTTTAAATGAACGTGAAAAATATTGGATAAAATTCTATGATTCACATAAAAAAGGTTTAAACTGTAATGAAGGTGGTAGTGGTAATGTAGGGTATATTTTTTCAGACGAGTCTAAACTTAAAATGTCTAATTACCATAAGAATAAACCACCAATGAGTAATGAAACTAAAGAATTGTTAAGAAAAATAAATTTAGGTGATAAAAACCCTATGTTCGGTAAAAAACATAGTGATGAAATTAAAGTAAAAATATCTGAAAAGTTAACTGGTAAGAAACTAAGTTTAGAGACCAAAGAAAAAATTAAAAACGCTAATATTGGTAAAAAAATGTTAGAAGAAACAAAACAAAAATTAAGAGAAATAAATTTAGGTAAAAAATATGAAACTAAACCAATAATACAAATTGATATTTATGGTAATGAAATCAAAGAATGGGAAGGTATTTCAATATGTGCTAAAGAATTAAATCTAAATATAAGCGGAATATCAAAAGTTTTAACGGGAATTTCAAAAACAACTAAAGGATATAGATTCAAATATAAAAATGATTAATATGGAAAACAAATTAAAAGGTGGTAAAGCTGATACATTAACACCAAAAAAGATAGCTAAAAAATTTGACATTGATGTAAAAGATGTTAAAAAACAAATAGAATACGGTACATGTGTTGAATGTGAACATACTGATGATAAAGAAAAAGCAAAAGAAATTGCAACAGACCACGTGTCTGAATTTCCAGATTATTACAATAGATTAGACAAAATGGAAAAACAAGCCGAAAAACATTGGGGTAAAAAAGAAAAAACCAACGAATCAAAAAATTTGATTAAAAAATTACTTAGAGAAAACCTTCAACCAAATGAACCTAAAAATTTAGATAATGAATTAATTAAAGCTGGTGTACCATCAGATATGGTTGACGATGTAACAGTAAAATTAATATATCCTAATGGAAAAGAAAAAACATTAAACCCTAATTTAGAAGAAGGTGCTAGAGAAATTATTTTTGCATGTTTAATCGCTGCAAGTGGTCTAGTTACATCATGTGCTAAAGAAGGTAATGCACATGGTTATAACACAAATGTGCATGGCGTTGAATACACTGTTGTAGGTGATGCCGATGAAAACACAACTTTAACCCCAGAAGAAGAACAACAAGGTATTAAATTAATAACAGTTACTGCACATAATGGTCAAACTAAAACGGTTAAAGCTAAATTATTTAAAGACCAACAAGGAAATGCTAGTGGTGGTTGGGCGTTCATGGAAGAACCATCTGAAATTGAGTTTGCAATACATGGTTTTGGTCAAACTAAAAAAGAAGAAATGAGAAGCAATGCTTCTTTTAATAAAGGTGATAAAATTGCTGATTATACATTTGCTAAACCTAGTAAACAACCTTATAGTGCAAACCCATTAAAAACTATTAGAGATTCAGATTATTTTAAATATGCAATAGACTATATCAAACAAGGTCCTAGACAACAACAAGATTTCAATAATGAAATGAATAAACTTGGGTTAGGAATAACCGCACAAGATGTTTTATCAATGTATGGTAACTAAATAATAAAAGGAGGTTTTAAACCTCCTTTTTTATTTCACCTACATATTCATAACTGAAACATAATCTTGTATTATCATACACATGATTCTTATAAGTGTTTTCACTAGTTACATCTTTTCTTATTTTTTTGTTTTTGCTTGTTGGTTTCCACAACGGAGAATTCTCCCAGAAACTCCCCAATCTAGGGTGTGCTGTTCTAGAAAAATATCTGTATCCTTGGTCTATGTGATGTTGAGCAATTGCAGTTGAAAATCTCACACCAATCCCCATGCCTTGAAAATCTGGTAGAACAACATTCCTATGACCTCTCCATGCATTTTTAAGTGTTCCACTAGGTAGTGTAATCGAGGCGAAGAAAGATACAACTTGGTCATTCCAAACTCCCACATAACATCTAG